GTCATCGAACACGGTCGCGGCCGGTATAACCCCCCCCGGGCCGTTAGTCTGGGAGTTCATTGCTTACAGGGGGTGCTGTGCGTGCCATCGGCCAATGGTGTGCTGCAGCAGGAGTGTGGGCTGGGTTATAGGCTATGCCGCAAAATGCCAAAGCTTAAAAGACGTACTTTGTGGGCGTATCGCGGTTATAATCAGTTCTTAATTAGGCGTCTATTTCCGGAGCCACTGCCGGAAAATTATGATTTCAGTGCTGTTGCTTGGGCGGCCAAGACGCATTATCCACAGTGGCGCATTCTGGATTTGTTGAAGTTAGTGCCAGAGATCCCCATAACACTCAGCCGTGAATTTTTCAGAACTTATGGGATCTGTAAGGCATTTATCAAGCTTGAAAGTTATGCTAACGGGACCGTTTATGAATGGGGTACGTACAAACCACCCCGAATTATATCGTCTCGCACGGACCACGTCAAGGTGGCCATCGGACCGTTGGTTAAGGCAATTGAAGAACAGGTTTATAAATTGCCGTATTTTATCAAGCATGTGCCTGTGCCAGACAGGCCCAATTACATACGGACGCATGTCGAGACGGAGGGTTGCCGTTATTTGTCGTCCGATTTTACGTCTTTTGAATGCGGGTTCACCCAGAAATTTATGGATGCCTGTGAATTCGCATTGTATCGTTACATGTTGTCGAAGAATCCAGTACAATTGCAGAATATGATTGCTTTTCAGAAAGCGAGTACTGGGATCAATTGCCTCCATATGGGAGATGTTACTTGTTTTATGCGCGCTCGGCGCCAATCAGGTGAAATGACAACGTCTTTGGGTAACGGATACTCTAATCTAGCCATGACCGCTTTCTTTTTGCGCAAGCACATGGATATCGCTGACCTGCGTTGTGTCGTTGAAGGAGACGATGGCCTTTATGCCATACCGTCGAACTTAGCTGAGAAAGTTTCTCCACGGCATTACGAAAAATTGGGATTTTTGATAAAGAATTCGTGGAGCGATACGGTCAATGAGGCTTCTTTCTGTGGTCTTGTATATGACGACGTTGATCGGATCAACATTACTGACCCCATACAGCAGATTCTTAATATCGGCTGGTCGATGGGATCTGAAAATATCCGATCCACAGACAAACGTCTGGCAGATTTGCTCGCGGCGAAGACGTACTCGCTCGCCTACGAGTATTCTGGCTGTCCGATCGTGTACAAGATGGC